GGAGTATTTACTGTCTCATCACAAACAACGCGGAATTCTGTGATGCCACGGCGTCTGCGGATATCATCGAGGAAGGGGTTGAGAACACCTTCGATCTGTGCCCAAGTAAACTCGTCGTTTGGCTCGAAGACGAATCGCTGAGTTGCAAGAAGGATGACCTTGCGAATGTAGATCATGAGTCTGCGAACATTAATTCTGTCAAGAGCCGTGGGGTTACGCTGAGTAGTTCTCTGACCGAAGATGGTGATACCTTGCTGTGGGAAGTTAACGATTGGGTTAACAACATTACCACCGCTGTAGAGGCTATCACGATCACCCTGGTTGAGCTTTACCTCAGTCTCGCTGGGCTTGGTCAGGCGACCTCTACGGAAGCCAGCAGGAGCAAACCAGCTATCTGCTACGGCATCAGTGTAAGCCATCTGACGGGCACCGAAGATAGCAGGATCGAACCAACGATCCTTACCATCAAAGGTTGAGAACACCTTTACATGGGGCCAGTAAACAGCACAGTAGGAACTATTAATTGCAGCAGTTCTAGCGCCTGCGGTACTTGATGATTTACCATTGGTCCAGTCAATTGCATCCTGAACAGTTCCAATTGCGTATGGAGGAGCAACTAGAGCTAGGAAGTTTTGAGTGGTTTCAGCCAAGGTAATCAGAGCATTCTGAACACTTTGAGTGTAGATGCCAGGAACGAGAGCGATGCCAATGTTGAGAAGTGGATCGTCAAGAGCTTGCATACCTGTTTTTGGTTCTGAGGTAGCATCACCAATTAGAGCAGTCTCATTCTGAGTAGAAGTACCAGTTCCGTTAGTTCCACCAGCTAGATCAGTAGCAGCAGTTTGGATGAGCTTTACAAATCGACCACCTTTATCGGAGGTAGAAGTATATGTAGTAGCATCACCAACACCATCACCCTCTCCAGGCTCAGGAAGAAGGGCTTGAGTAGTTACAACAAATACTTCATCGCCAAATAAGGTTGCTGCGGTGTCCACAAATCTAGTAAGTTTTGCAGCAGTAGCGTCTGCTCCATCTTTGAACAGATTACCTTTGATTACATCTGAAGTTGTATCAGTCTCACCTGTATTGATAACATCTTCAAGGAATGCTCCAGAACCAACTAGACTTGCTTTGAAGGTTTCATATGCAACACCATCTTCATTGACAACAACACTAAAGTTATGAGAACCTAGGCCATTGACTGTAATGGAATTTCCAGAAGTATCTCCATTTACTTTAGTACCTCCATTGTAACCAGCACCAGGGTAGAGGCTTTCTACAACATAGGCAGCGGAGTTTGCTCCAGTAGAGGCAAAAGTTGAACCGTATACCTTTAGAGCAGAAGCGTAACTTCCAGAGACTCCAAAAGTGTTACCACCACCACTCGCAGCCTGAACCATTCTTAGAGCAGAAACACCGTTTGCTTCACTGAAAGTTGTTCCAGTACAAGCTGATACGCTGAGATAAGCACCTGATCCAGCATAAGAGCCAACAAGGGCTCCAGAAAGACCTAAGCCTCCAGCAGTAGCATCGTCATCATCAAAAATTCCAACATGCTCTGCATCAAGGGCTCCACCAATAACGCTTCTAAGAGCGAGAGCTTGGCTTGGAGCAATGCCAGTATTTACAACAAAGTCTTTTCCTGCTCCACCATTGTCTAGAAACTTTGCATTACCTAGGTTGTCAGTCACTTGTACTCTAAGAGTAAGTGAACTAGCTCCCCCTCCAGTTCCTCCAAAGCATGAGCGGGCATCCACAGTTGCGACTGGGCCAGAAACAATAAGAGCGGGGCAAGAACCTACTGAGATAGTAGCCGAAGCATCAGTAGCTGTTTCGTCATTTGCAGCCCGAACAAAGTAAACCGAGTTTGTGGTCTCAAGAATCTCAAGAGCACCCTCAAGACCCTGACCATCAATGTCTTCACTTGGGTTTCCGAAAGTTCTTAGAAGGTTGTTCTGACTAGTGATCAGAGTAGCTTTGTTGGTTGGACCTTTTGATGCAAAACCAACGATACCCACGATTGATGTATTGATCGAAGGTGCGTAATCGGAAATATCTTTTTCAATGGTGTATACACCAGGGCTTACAAAGTTAGGCATGATTTATTCCTCAAGCGTTAGAAATTTTGAATACCCTGCGTCTGTGCAGAGTCTTTATCTGTTCCGTGATATAAGACTCAGGGACAACGATGCTCTCCCCAGGTCTCATTGATCTCTCTTTACACCCCGTTTCTGTTTGGAAAAAAACAGTTATGGTTTGCATACAATCGTTTTTTATTACTTTCATAACGAATTCTCTCCTTATTATGTACTCTTCGTAATTACAAATTGTGAAACTTTTTTATCCACAAGAATTAGAAACTACAACCCTAATTGTTGGGGCTGAGTTTTGTTCATTTGGTTCGGTTACTGTCTGATAGATGTCAGGATATAATCCAAATACATACTGACCAACAGCGTAGGTTTCTGGGAATACTAAGGTGCCCTCAGCAACCCCTCCAGGGGCAAGACCAGCCACATCCTTAGTAGCTACTAACTGTGCGTCAGGATATAATTCTGCGGCTTGCACCGTTAGGATAGCTTCATCAGGAGCCTCTGTCGTATTCAAGAATCTCCACAAACCTACGGTAAAATCTTGAGAAGGATCTTGTCCTATATTCTTGATTCTGTAGGAGTAAATGATATTCGAAGGTGGTGATGGAGGTTGCCAGCCTGGGGGAAGATTTCCAGTATTACAAGTAAGGTATGCTTGTGTCATATTAGTAGGCGGATAGATTCCTGTACCTGACGCATAGACTACTGGAGTATCACCATAGTTTGTAGTGAATAGTTCGAGAACTAGATCAGGCTTAGGAGCATTTCCTGTACTAATGCTTTCACCCGTATCAGGATCGACATCCCCAGCAAAACCAGTACCAATAAATACCTTACTTTGAGTTGCTGTTGTAAAGGCCACAGTATGTGGTGGCTTTCCGTGAGAAGAAATAACATCTCCGATGAGGGAGGCTTTCTTACCTTCAATGAAAACATTCTGAGATCCTGGGCCGATAATTAGACCTCCTGCCGTGTCTACTTCGACTCGACACGCTCCCTTGCCATCTACAAAAACCTTAGTGCTACCTGACTGTGGGTGTCCACAAGTAGCAGGAGCCCCCTGATTAGCAACTAAAGGCATTATGTTACCTTGATTTTGAATTCTTCAATCTCGCCTGTAGAAGTGACGAGGAACTTTGGACTTGGAATATAGGTTCTAAGAGTAATATTCATAGTCTTCTTTAGAATTCTATCATCCTTATCATTAGCAGTCATTGATCCAACTGCCTCCTCAGATTCGAGAAACGCTTTTGCCAAGGTTGAGTATTCGGTTGGAACAATCATCTCTGGATTGAACTTGAGACGAACTTGCTCCAGTATCTGGTCCATGTCTGACATATACTTACACCAGATATTGAGTTGGTAGCGAATATTTACTGGGCGAGGGGCGAGGCTTAGGATTCTAACAGCCCTGTGCTTCTCTTCATCCCAGTATTTTTCATGTACTAAGACACTTTCATAGCGTCTTCTTGTATCATCGTTATCAGATACAGTTTGCGAAATAGACAGGACTGGAAGTATAATACTGTTCTCCTGTTTGAGCTTTGCGATAGCCCGTTCTGCATTTCCATGAATACATTTGACATCTACAAACTTATCTTCAGCATCGAAATGCCCAATATCATTGAATGATGCTATCATTGATCTAAGAGACTCTCTATAGATAAACGAAATATTAGATTTCGCTTGAGTCATCTTGAAGATCTTTGCACGAACATCACCCTCTCTAGTAGGATAGTTTCTGCTCCTACTTTGTACAGCAGAAGCTTCCCAGGAAGTATCTAGACTACTACTATCAGCATAGAAAAATTCAGCCATCTATTCCTGCATATCCTCCAATGTCATCGCTGACATTGGTTAGTGGGGTGTCCTGAATAACATCAGAATCGCGGAGGAGTTTAGCAGAGCAAACTAGGTGATAAACACCGTAGGCTTCAAAGCTATCCTCAACCACTTCAAAAATCTCGTATTTCTGGTTTTGAAAGACAGGCTTGATCACATCACCAGGGATGACGGGTCTTCCTAGCTTTCGCTCGATATAGCTCTTGTTGAAGGTGAAAAGCTGATCGTTACTTAGTTCAATACCGAACTGAGTAAGCTCCTCACTCATAGCCACAGGATCATAGTGTCCGTGAACCGTGATAGGGATTTTAGCAATTGGTTTAGTCTTGGACTCCATGTACACTTCATCATATTCATCGGTCTGATAATACTTATAGAAGTGAAACTTGGAGCCCGCAAGACGAATCATCTCATCATCTACAAGGTTGAACAGATTGATATCAGGATTATCCTGATCAAATAGGTTCAGAAGCCCCTCACCTTCATCCAAATCGGGAAGCTGAGGGAGCTTCGTAGTTACCTTGTAGTTTTTATTGGTCATCTATCCCCTGCCCGCTTCTTGACATCTAATTGGGCGTCTGCTCTCCTGACATCAGCAGATTCAGGGGGGAGCCCTTCACCAGCTTCACGGCTTTTTTTGCGTCTATCGTTCTGACCAATCTGTAACGCGGCACCAGTTTTTACATTAGTTTTTGCACGAACTCTTCTGGAGACAATAGCATTACCTCGTCTTGCAATACTCTTTACAAAAGGGCTCATATTAGTTCCTGGCTTGTCTAGATCACCAACACGCTTTGCACCAGAACGCTTTTCGGCGTCTTTTGCTAACTTACTCTTGACAAAGCCTGCGTCAGCGGTCTCTGCAATAAGAATAGCCATATCTCTATAAAGGTTCCAAATTGATTCTTCCATTTCTTTATCCTCAGGTTTTTCTGATTTTTCTGGTTTTTCTGGTTCTTCTGGTTTTTCTGGTTTTTTCATGGATCCAGCAACCTTCTTTGCAGCACCTACTGCTGCTTTTTTAGCAAGATATCTACCAGCCATACTGGCCCCAGCCTTGAGTGCGGGTGCTAGAAAAGCAAGTTCATCAACACGATGACCTAGAGCTTCAGCCATAAGGGCTCCAATACGCTGATACTCTGTCCAATCAGGAAGCTTGCCCTTAGGTCCAGCAGTGTGCTGCTTTACAGCAACATCTGCCATAGCTCTTCCTTTTTTAGTTCCCTGCTTTAGTAATCTATTCTTCAGCGTAGGGCGACCTGTTTTGCCTCCAGAGACATATTCGTCACCTTCGGCTCCTTTACCAGGGTTTACTCTTTTAGCAGCACCTTCATCAAGGCTAAAAACTTTATCTAGATAACTCATTTTAGTTTCCTCAGTTTTGTCTACACCTTCAATGGTGCCTTTATTTTTGGAGGCGTAGAAAACTTCCTCGCCTTTCTTTGAACCATACTGCTTCCTCATTGAAGCCATAATCTTTTTTCCTTTTGGTGTAAGTGGCATTAGAACATTGTGAACGCAGGAGGTTCTTCGATTTCAGATAGAAGCTCTTCTTTGAGCTTTTCTTTTTCAGCCTCACTCTGCTGAGTAAGAGCAGCGCCGTTTAGACTTGCGCCTCCTCCTGGCGAGGGAAGGGAGGAATACTTGCCTCTGATCTCACCAAGGACTCCCTTGGCAACAGCCAGAGCATATTTTTGAATCCAATTCTTATAGTATGGATGCATAGTTGCTGTATCTAATCCACGGTAAACAAGGATAACCGTCTCCCCATTATAGGAGGGGGTTGGGTACAGTTGTAAAACATTACCATTGATGAGATCCCAGGAACCCTCTTGGCTCAGAATCTTTCTGATCATCTCTAAGTTCATCTGCATTAGATAATAATCAGACACGGCAAAGTTACTAAACAGGAAGTTATCTTGGAAATATTTGATAAAGAAATCAAACTCCAAAGTTCCTGCCATATTTTGAATACTCAGTAAGGACTTCTTGTATGCACAGTAGGTAAGGTTATGAGCGATGTGCAGAGGTAGCATATAAGCATTGATTCCTGCTGAGGTCTCAAATGCAGCCATCTGCGTACACCAGAAAGGAGCATGATAGTCTAGATTAGTAATAGACTCATCAATTGCAGACTTGATTTGGAAGTCTGTAAGCTCCACTCGAACTACTGGGTGTCCTAATCTTCCAAGGATATAATCCTTGATTGTTTGCTCAAATTGAGTAAGCTCAATTCCTTCTTCGAATGTACTATTGTTGAGCTTAGAAGAATCAATAGCGGTAGAATAAATATCAGTATCCCCTAGGTTCCTACCTGCGTAGGTTCCAAAGGTATCGCCATATCCTAGTAACCTAGGATCTACTCTTGGTGCTGCTGCTGACATCTAAGTTCTCCGTTGCTTTTTTAGAAGGTCTACCCAATTTCTTGGGCTCACTAACTAGCTCTAAGTATCTAGACTCTACAGGGCCTTTTGATTCAAAAAACTCTGATGGTCTAATCTCAACCACTTCCCCATCAATATGAAGAAGCATATTCCAACGGCATTTGCTTCTATACTTATACATAATCTTTCTAGTTTATATAGGAAAGAAAGAGGGCCAGAGGAACAAAAAACCTCTGGCCCTCGTAATTAGTTACCTATCAGGTTCAGCTTACTGAGCCGCCAAGAACTTTAGTGTTCCGTGCGAATGGGCTGAAGAGGTAGTTGGCGGTTGGGCCAATGATACGGATGATGCGGTAGAACCTGTTCATAGGCTCAATCTGGACCTTACCGTAACGGGTAAGGATGCCCTTCCTGGGCTGGAAGGACTCGGGATCCGTAATGGTAGGAAGTTGCTGGAGTGGGATGTATGGAGCGTAGATGTAACCAGCGTCCATAGCGTTAGCACCCTTGTAACCAACAAGAATCTCATCAGTTGGGTACATGGGAT